CGACGAGATGCTGCGGGTCGAACTGCAAGACCTGGACGCGGTTGACTTCGACCTGACCTTGACCGGCTTTGATCTGGACGAGATTGCCGCGCTCACTGCCGACGAGCCAACCGAGGGGCTGACCGACGAGGACGCCGTGCCGGAAGTGCCAGAGCAGCCAGTGACGGTTGAGGGCGACGTGTGGCTGCTGGGTCGGCATCGGCTGATGTGCGGGGATAGCACCAGAATTGATCATCTTGAAAAGTTATGCGAAGGCCAGCTTGTCGATATGTGGCTCACTGACCCGCCATATAACGTGGCTTATGAAGGTGGCACCTCGGAAAAGTTGACGATTGAAAATGACGAGATGTCAAATGACGACTTCCGACAGTTTTTGACGGAGTCTTACACCGCTGCTAATTCAGTCATGAAAGATGGCGCAGTTTTCTATATTTGGCATGCAGACAGTGAAGGATATAATTTTCGCGGTGCTGCTTTTGATGCTGGTTGGAAGGTTCGTCAATGTTTGATCTGGAAAAAGTCATCTCTTGTTATGGGCCGTCAAGATTATCATTGGATTCATGAGCCGTGTCTTTACGGGTGGAAGGAAGGCGCAGCGCACCTCTGGGCCGCTGACCGCAAGCAAACGACAATCATGGAATTTAACAAGCCAACAAGGAATGGCGAACATCCGACGATGAAGCCGGTGGAGTTATTTGAATATCAGATGCTTAACAACACCAAAGGCAGCGACCTAGTCCTTGACAGTTTCGCAGGGTCTGGAACGATTGCTATCGCCTGCGAAAAGCACGGACGCTGCGCTCGAATGATGGAACTTGACCCAAAATATTGCGACGTCATCATCAAGCGTTGGCAAGACTTCACCGGGCAGCAGGTCACGCACGAAGAAAGCGGAAAAACCTACGCGGAGTTGAGCAATGTCACGCAAGCCGCATAAGCCGACCGACGCAACGCGCCAGCTTGTGTCGCTGCACGCCACCATCGGCACCCGCCAAGAAGTCATTGCCGACATCATCGGCGGCATTGACGTCAAAACCCTGCGCAAATACTACCGCGAGGAACTGGACCAAGCCAAAGCCAAGGCAAACGCCACAATCGGTGGGGCGCTATTCAACAAGGCAAAGAACGGCGACACGGCGGCGCAGATCTTCTGGATGAAAACGCAGGCGGGCTGGCGCGAAAAGCAGGACATCGACCTGACCAGCAGCGACGGCAGCATGAGCCAGAAGCCGACAACCATCATCTTCAACGGCGTTGGCGTTGACGACGCAGAAGATTGATATTCCCCGGCCCATTGCCCAGAACTTCGCCTCGCCCGCCCGCTTTCACGTTCTGAAGGGCGGGCGAGGCTCTGGCAAAACAAGGGCGGCGGCAATCTGGGCCGCAATCCGCGCAAAGCACCACGCAGAGCATGGGCGCAGCGGCGTCATCCTTGCGGGCCGGGAACACCTCAACAGCCTCGAAGAAAGCAGCCTGGAAGAAATCAAGCAGGCCATCCAAGGCTTGCCGTGGCTGGCCCAAGACTTCGACATCGGAGAAAAATACATCCGCACCGCTGATCGGCGCGTATCCTTTGCATTCGCTGGCCTGCGCCACAACCTCGACAGCCTCAAGTCCAAGGCGCGGATCTTGGACGCTTGGATTGAAGAGGCCGAGAACGTCAGCGAAACCGCTTGGCTGAAACTCATCCCGACGATCCGCGAGGAAGGCTCGCAGCTTGCCATAACCTACAACCCCGAAAGCCCAGACAGTGCCACGCACCGACGCTTCGCGGCATCGCCAGACCCTGACATCTGCGTGACCCACATCAACTACGACGGCAACCCGTGGTTCCCTGACGTGCTGGAAGCCGAGCGACTGCGCGACCAGCGCAACAGGCCAGACACTTACGACCACGTTTGGCTCGGCGCATTCCTGACGATGACAGATGCGCAGGTCTTCGCCAATAAATTTGAGGTGGCAGACTTCGAGCCGCAAGCTGTATGGGATGGCCCATATTTCGGGCTAGACTTCGGCTTTGCCCAAGATCCGACCGCCGCAGTCGAGTGCTACATCTACAACAACTGCCTTTATATCCGGCGAGAGGCCGGAAAGGTGGGGTTGGAACTAGACGACACGCCTGCATTTATTACTGGGCGAATGCCGACGATCTCACTGCATACGGTGAGGGCTGACAGCGCCAGACCCGAAAGCATCAGCTACCTACAGCGCCACGGCATCCCGTCCATTGCCTCGGTCAAAAAATGGCCGGGCAGCATTGAGGATGGTGTAGCCTTTATCAAATCGCTTGACCGTGTTATCATTCACCCCGATTGCCAGGAAACCGCCCGCGAGTTCCGGCTTTATGCGTATAAAACTGACCGCCTGTCTGGGGACATCATGCCGAAGATCGTTGATGCCAATAATCACTACATCGACGCCTTGAGGTATGCCCTACAACCCATGATCGGCGGCGCAAGTGGAACAATCTTCGGAGTGCTTTGATGGTATGGCCCTTCACGACCCGCGATAATCAGCGCACCGAAATTAAGCAGCACCCGGCTGGCGCTGCTTTCCTAATTGGCTCCGCAGTGCAATGGACTGGCAGCAACGACAGGCGCAGCTACATCCGCGAGGGCTATCAGCATAACGTCATTGTCTACCGCGCGATCCGAGAAATCGTCGAGGCGTGCAAGGCTATCAGCATTGAACTGTTCCAAGGCGACAACCTGATTGAACAGCACCCGGCGCTTGACCTGCTGAACCAGCCAAACCCTTGGCAAGCCTATGACCAGTGGCTGTCGGAAATGATGGTCAATCGGCTGCTGTTCGGTGAGACGTTTGCTGTCGGCACGCCAGAAGGGCAGTTCGCAGAGATGTGGCCGCTGAACCCTATCGACATGGAGATTAAGCCGGGGCCGCACGGCCTGCCGCTCGCATATTGCCATAAGCGTGGCAAGTCGGAAAAATACTTTGCGGTTGACCAAGTGACCGGGCAAAGCGAGGTCTTTTACCTCAAGACCTACAATCCAGACAACTACTGGCGCGGGCAATCGCCACTCATGGCCGCTGCGCTATCCGCTGACACGCACAATGCCGGATCAACGTGGAACTATTCCTTGCTCAAGAACAGCGCCCGTCCAAGCGGTCTGGTGCGCTTCAAGGGCGGCTATCCCGGTGGCGAGACAATCCAGCGGATGCGCGAGTATTTCAAAAGTGCGCTTGCCGGAGAGCGCAACGCGGGTGAAATCCCGATGCTGGCAGACGATGCGGAGTTTGTGGAACTGTCCAAAAGCCCACGCGACATGGACTTTACCAACACCATGAAAGAAACGGCAAAGTACATTGCCAGCGCCTTCGGTGTTCCATTGCCGCTAATCGACAATGACGCCAGCACTTTCAACAATCTGGAGCAGGCCAAGGAGCGGCTTTACACTGACACCGTTATTCCGCTGATGCAGGAATTCATGGGGGCGCTGTCTGCGTGGCTCCTGCCGCGCTACGGCGAAGGGCTTGATTTTAAGCTGGACATGGACAGCATCTCTGCGCTGGAGGGCAACCGAGAACGGATGTTTAACCGGGCGGTGCTGGCCTTTGAAAAAGGCGTTCTGACCCGCGAAGAAAGCCGCGTGATGATGGGCTTCCCGTCAGAGGGCGAAGGCGAATATACTCCGCTGTTGGCTCCTATGATGGAGCAGAAAAGCCTTGAGGTAAAACAGAGCTTCAAGCCAACTGACCAGATGGTCAGCAACTACCGGCGCGGCCTGGAGATGCATGCCGAGGGGCTGACTGGCGACGGCATAGAAGCCGCTACCATCCGCATGGCGACCAAGATTGTCGGCGGCGGCAGCGTGTCAGAGGAATGGGTGCGCAAGGCCAACCGCTGGTGGGGGCGCAACAACCGCTTCCTAGACCAGCCAAAGGACAGCCCGGCTTACGCATCGGCCATGCTCTGGGGCGGCGCTGCTGGCCGCGATTGGTACAGGGCGCGATACAATGAACTGGAGCGCGAGAGCAAAGCAGATGATGTCAGCGATGCGGTTCGCAAGGGCTTGCAGGGCAAAGTCGAAGATCACAACGAAGATGTGGGCGACACCGCCAGCAAGCGCACCAATCTGCGCACGCTGATTGCCGTGTTCAAGCGAGGCGTCGGCGCATATGAAACCAATCCTGAAAGCGTGCGGCCAAACGTCACCAGCGCGGACCAGTGGGCATATGCCCGCGTCAATTCGTTCCTCTATGCCCTGCGCAACGGCAAGTTCCGCAGCGGCAAGCATGACACAGATCTGCTGCCGGAAGGCCACCCTATGTCCACCAAGAAAAGCGTCGGTGCCGAGTTGCTGCGCAAAATAGCCTATGGCTACTGACCTTGACGAAATGGAAGATGCCACGCGCCCGCTGATTGAGCGGACATTGAGCAGCATCATGCGTGACATTGTTGACCAGTACGAAGCTGACGACATTGCAGCGATTCCATCAGATGGCCGTGAGCGTGTCTTGGAAATGCTGCGCAAGACTTACGAAACATCCATGCGGATGGCCGGTCAGCCGATGATTGATGGCATGAAAGATTGTTTCCCGCACCTGCAAACCAAGCAGGAGGAAGACGATCTGTTCCAGCAGTTCATCGACGAATATATCGAGAGTTTCGGCGCTCAGAAGGTGCAGCAAATTCTGGAAACGACCCGCCGTCAAATCATGGAAGTCATCCGCGAAGGACAGCGGGAGGGGCTGGGTGTCGAGGAAATTGCCAAGGCATTGCGACAGGCCGTGCCAGAGTTTAGTCGCTATCGTTCCCGCGTCATTTCTCGCACCGAAACGCATGGCTCCAGCCAATACGGCCAGATGCGAACTGCGATGCAATCAACCCGCCCGCTGGTCAAAATCTGGAACAGCGTAGAAGATAGCCGCACCCGCACGTTTGCCGAAGATGATGATTATGACCACCGCGTGATTGATGGGCAGACCGTGGCAATGGAGCAGCCATTTATGGTGCCGACAATCTTTGGCACGCGCGAGCCGATTATGTATCCCGGCGATCCGGCCGGCACTGCTGGCAACGTCATCAACTGCCGTTGCAGCGTTACATTTCGCCGGTCTGATCGCTGACCTTTTCAACTTTGCAAATCGGTGCTATACTTTGCGGAAACTTTGCAAAGTGAGGCATGATGCCAGAGCCAAGATCAGGCGAAGACAAGACCGAATGGCTTGACCGCTGCATGGGTGATGCCGAGGCAGTCGCGGACTTTCCTGATGCAGATCAGCGCTTTGCCGTTTGCATATCTAAATGGGACCAGAGATCGGAGCGGCCCGTGGAACAGAAAAGCCTGACACTTGATGTCAAAGCCATTGGCGAAGAAGGCCAGATTGAAGGTTACGGCGCAGTTTTCGGAAACGTGGACAGCTACGGTGACGTGATTGAGCCGGGCGCATTTCGTGAAACGCTGGGTATGCGCAAGCCCAAAATGCTCTATCAGCACCGCATGGAAGAGCCGATTGGCGTCTGGGACGAATACAAGGAAGACGCACGCGGCCTCTATATGAAAGGCCGCATCGCAGTGAAGTCCACCAAGGGCCGTGACGCATATGAACTGGTCAAGGCTGGGGCAATTGATGGGCTGTCCATTGGCTACGTGACCAAGGACTATGACATGGACGGCAACAATCGCCGCCTAAAAAGCGTGGACCTATACGAGACTTCACTAGTGACGATGCCAGCCAACACGGCAGCGCTGGTCACTAATATTAAAAATGCCGATGTGCGGGACATTGAAACCGCTTTCCGGCACATGGGTTTCACCCGCACCGAGGCCAAGGCGATGGCGGGCGCGGCGTGGAAACGGCGTGGGGATGTTCTGCGTGAGGCAGACGTCACCATCCCAGAGGACGATCAGCGCGAGGTTGACGAACTCAAAGCCCTCTTGAACGAAACCCTGCAAAACATAGGAGGACAGAATGTCTGACTTTGCAGAAATCAAAGGGCTGGTTGAGAAGATCAACCCGACCCTTGTCGAACTCCGTCAGGAAATCGATGAAATGAAGGCCAGCGCCCCGGCGGACGTTGTGACCGAAGAAAAACATCAGCGCATGGCTGACGACATCACTGCCAAGATGGCGGAGATGCAGGCCAAGCAGGCAAAGCTGGAAGCGGCAATGTCCCGGCCCGGTGGCGAAGGCAAGGCAGATGATGCCGAAGTCGAAGCCAAGCACCGTGACGCGCTGCGCGAATACATGGCCTATGGCACCCTCCCCGCTGGCTTCAAGGCCGGTTCGGAAGGCGTGGAAATCAAAGCCATGTCAACCGATGTGAACCCTGATGGCGGCTATCTGGTTCGCCCGGAACTGTCGCAGACCATCGTTTCGCGTATCTTCGAAACGTCTCCGCTGCGTCAGCTTGCCAACGTTGAGCGCACCTCCGCAAAATCCGTTGACATTCTGATTGACGACAACGAGGCAGCAGCACGCTGGGTCGGTGAAGGCGCATCGGGTGGCGAGACAAACACGCCGGAATTGGGCCAGAAGGTGATTGCTGCGCACAAGATCGAAGCCGATCCGCGCATGACCACCGAAATGATCGAAGACGCTTATCTGGATGTGGAAGCATGGCTGTCAGGCAAAGTGGCCGACAAGTTTGCTCGCACCCAGAACAGCGCATTCGTCAACGGCACTGGCGTCAACCAGCCTCGCGGCTTCCTGACCTATCCGGCACAGGCAGTCAGCGGCACCTACGAGCGTGGCAAGATCAATCAGGTCAACATGGGTTCGGCATCTGCGCTGAACGCCGATGGCCTGATCGAAGTGCAGAACGCTTTGAAGGAAGGCTATCAGCCAGGCGCAGCCTGGGGCATGAAGCGCACCACTTTCGGTGCAGCGCTCCAACTCAAAGGCGCTGATAACTACTTCTTCAGCCCGGTCCTGCTGGCAAACGGTCAGGCAACGATGCAGTTGCTCGGCAAGCCGGTCATCTTCATGGATGACATGCCTGCTGTTGCTGCAAACGCCCTGTCGGTTGTGTATGCTGATTTCTCGGTGGCTTACACAATCTGTGACCGTGTTGGCCTGCAAGTCCTGCGTGACCCCTACACCAACAAAGGCTTCGTGACCTACTACACGACGCAGCGTGTTGGCGGTGACGTGACAAACTTCGATGGCATCGCCATCGGCAAAGTCGCAGCATAAGGAGAAAACGCAATGGCTGTTTTTGACACCCGCAACAATGCCGAATATGGGATGGGCCTGTCGGCCACCCTATCCGGCGCAACGCCTGCGGCTGGTGATTGGATCGACATGCAAGGCTGGCAATCGCTGACCTTTACAGTCGGGACAGGCACCGTCACTGACGCAGGCACCGCATCCGGATTTGCCTTTGAGGTTCAGGAAAGTGACACTACCGCAGCCGCAGATGCGACTGCCGTGGCAGACGCTGATCTGATCGGCACCGAGGCAGCGCTCACCGTGACCGCAGATGGCGACGACGACAAAATGATCGGCTCCATCGGCTATCGCGGCAGCAAGCGGTATGTTCGCCTTGTCGCAACTGGCACCACTGGCACCAACGCCGTGGTCAATTGCCATGCGATTAAGATGAAGGGCGGCAACATGGGTTCGGCGTCCATCGACGCTGGCACTGCTGCCACCTAAGATTAACTGCGGGGCGGCTCTGGTCGCCCCGTTGCTTCAATGATTAGGGGAATGGCATGTCGTCAAATATACCTTGGGACAGCATCCCTGAAGCCAGCGAAGACAACAAGCGCGCGGCTGATCTGCTGATCCGTATGGATAATGGTCAGGAACGGCGCACAGGCTATGACGGCGGCTGGATATTTTACCAAGACGCTACGCATACAATTTTAAACAAGCAGTCAATTAGTGCAGGCACCCCAACAATTTTGACGATTGACGGCGCAGGATCAGAATCAAATGACACATTCCGGCGAGGAATGAATACGGACGTTTGGTCACTAAACACCATTCGACCAGCAGCGTTAGGCGAGGTTTATGTAGTTTCAATTGCGTTTGACGTAACTAAATCTAGTTCAAACCAAATTTTTTTAGATATAACTGGAAAAATCGGTCCCGGCTACACTGAGGTCGTTTCGCTTGAGCGCAAGCCGCTGACAAAAGGATCAGGAATTACTGATTACATCATATTTAACAAAGTTATATTCATTCGAGACGCATATACGACAGACGGTCTGCAATTCTTTTTGACCTTTGATGAGAGCGTTGAGGTGTGGGATAAAACCATATCAATACAAAGGACGCACAGCCCATGACGCAGATCAAAATGCTTCGCACATTGCCAGTGGCACCTGACGGCATTACAGTGCAGACGTGGGTCGAGGGCAGCACGCATCAGGTCAGCGACGACCTCCTGCGCATTCTGATAGATGCAGGCGCATGCGAGATTGTTACCAAGGCTGTCCCGGCAGCACCGGAAAACAAAGCAAAGCGGCGTCGCCGGAAAGGAAAAGGCTGATGCGGTTTAACCGGAAATCCGTCTACGTCACGGCCAGCACCGACAGCCCGGCCATAAGCACGGCTGACATGAAAACCTTTCTGCGCGTCGACACAGACGCAGATGATGCAGTCATTGCGTCATATGTGGCGACTGCGACCGAGGCAGTGAAGCAGTATCTGCGGCTTGCGGTACTGACTGAAACTTTTGTTCTCAAGGCTGATGGCTTCACTGTGGCAGGCGCAGACGAGCGCCTGCTGTCGCTGGGGCCGGGCGTACACACCGCCAGCGTGCCCTACGTTCTGGGCGGCGGTGAGACGCTGGACATTCCGTTCCCGCCGCTGCAAAGCGTCACAAGCGTTGTGACGTATGACCGGGGCAACAACGCCAGCACCTACAGCGACACCAAGTATCAAGTGGATCTGCAAAGCGGGCGCATCTACCTCAACGAAGGCGAGGTCTGGCCGTCTGATCTGCGGGCGCAAGACGCGGTGCAAGTGACATATGTTGCAGGCTATGGCAGCGGCTCCATCCCTAACCCAATCCTACAAGCCATCCGCAGCTACGTTGAGCAGCTTTATGACGGGTGCGAGGGCATGACCGCAGAAATCAAGCGGCTGCTGGCACCGTATCGCCGGGCTGACGAATTAGCATGGTAAGCTGTTGCTCCAAATATAATGCGCGGCAGCTACGCAGTCGCATTACCATCCAAAGCAAGACGCAGGTCGCGGATGGCATGGGCGGCTGGACAGAGACGTGGAGCGCTGGAGACGCCGTGAGGTCCATGTGGAAGCCTATGAGCGGCAACGAGCGGGTGCAGGCCATGCGGATACAGCCAAGCCTGTCGGTGCGTGCTGTAATTCGCTTCCGAGGCAATGCAGAGGGTGCGCCCTATTACAGCGCGGCTGACCGGGTGGTTTACCGGGGCAGGACGTACAACATTACGGCAATCGTGGATGTGGACGACGCAGGCGAGTGGCTGGAATTATCGCTAACCGAGGGTGAGCCGTCGTGAGCCGGGTAGAGATAAGAATTGATGGGGTGGACGACTTGCTTGCGGATCTGCGAAAGCTGGGCGATTTGAGCGATGAATTGCTGGTGGACACCATCAATGACGTGGCGATAGCTACTCAGAACGAAGCAGTGCGAGGCATACAGCGAGGCCCGGCCAATGGGCGGACTTATAAGCGTGGGACAGTGACGCATACTGCGTCAGCGCCGGGGCAATTTCCGATGAGCGACACGGGTCGGTT